GTGGCTCATCCAGCTACGCGCCGCGCTGAACAAAACGCTCTGGTCACGCGCGACCCGGGCCATCACCCGAGGCACAGCCTCGACTACTTGCGTCCGCCACTCCTCGCACGTGCGGGCGACGGCGGACACGCGCTCCGTCAAAATGTGTGCGATCTTCATCTGTCCTTCCTTGCTGTTCACGAACGTTTGCGGCAGCGATGCCACTTGTAGCTCGAGAGCTTGCTCAACTCGCGATGTCTGAGGAGCAGGAGGGACGGGCGCGTTAGGACGCACCCCGGAGCGAGGCCCAGGTGGGTCTCGGATCTCAGTCTCGTCCGAACTCGAATCCTCGTCGAAGGAATCGGGCGTGACGAGGGCGCCATCCCCGCAACACGAAGCTGTGCAGGCCGAATGGTCCTCGACCCGAGGTAGCATGGCGTACGATGGGTACGGCGCAATCACGCTCGCGTCGAACGGTGTGCCCAGCCCTTCATCGTCGAATCGAGCAGGCCCGACCACCATCCGGTAGACGTACGTGCAGCCCTCATCGAAGTAGCGATCGGGATCGGCTGGCACGTACATGCGTTCTCCCCCGTAGCCATTAATGGTGAAACCATGGTCAAGGTGGTATGTTGGATCGAGGTGTTGGTACGCTTTGCCACAAGCAGGGTTGGCTCTCCCGCCACTGAGAACCGGTATCGGCTCCATGCGGATATATGGCCCGACCCGCTTCCAGCTGTACTCCCCCGCGAAATCGCCTCCTTCCCCGTCGAAGCGATGTGTGACGACCCAGAGGACATCCCCAACCTTGAAATGCGCGAAATCGAGCGCATGGTTGAGGTAGTAGAACGAGTGCACAAACACGTAGTTGCGCCCCGTCCCATTCGGGAACGTGGTGAAACGGCGCTCGGGAGCGCAGTCACAAGTGCGCAACTCGTGGTGGCAACCGGTGACAGCCTCGCAGTGGGTGTTCCACTTAACCCGATTTTCCGTCCCGAGCAACTTGGGTATGTTGACGGCTCGGAGTAGGTCTTCCTTCTGAACGATGCTGGACATACAATGGATGGGCACGCCCACCCCGTTCTTCTTGCAGTCCTTGAGGGCGCGCTCTACACACCCGACTCCTGCTCCAACAATCACAATATGTTGGGGAGCAACGTCGCGGTGCAGAGAGCGCACGCCTGCGAACGCCCGCATGGCGCCTGCGTGGCGCGCATTGGACAACTTGATATGGGTGCCTTGTCCACC